ACGCCTCATACACCCTTGATGTCGGGTGTGTTGGCAAGCGTGCGGCAGTCAACGCGGCAGATACCTTGTTTTGGATCGGGCAGACTGATCGCGGGGCTGGCATTGTCTACATGGCGCAGGGTAACCAGCCAACCCGGATCAGCACAAGCGCTGTTGAGGAAGCATTGCGCGGATCAACTGACATCAGTGCGGCTGTGATGTGGTCCTATCAGATCGAGGGGGCCGAGTTCATTGGATTGTCTGCGCCTGGCGTTGAAACCACATGGGTTTATGACGCAGCGAATGAGCAATGGCACGAGCGTGGAGAGTGGGATGCTGGGTGGCAACCTTTGCGGTCTGGACTCATCACAGCATACGCAGGTCAACACTTTGCAGGCGATTCGACCGGCAAGCTGGTCCGACTCGATGTTGATGCCAACACCCTGAACGGTCGTCATTTGGTCCGTGAGCGCACATGGCCGCACATGATCCAGCCAAGCGCCGAGCCTGTTACTTATGTCTGCCTTGAAATGCAGATGAAGACGGGATCAGGCGGTAACGTGACCCTCGAAATCAGCAACGATGGTGGGTTTACCTTTGGTCCTCCATTAGTTCGCTCTCTAGGGGCAATCGGTCGCTGGATGCAGCGCGTCCGATGGCTTGGCCTTGGTTCGGCAATCAATCGGGTTTTCCGCATTCGTTGCTCTGACGATGTGCCTTTTGCCATTCACTCGGCAACGGTGGACACACTATGAAGGCGCTGACACTACCCCAAGCACGTATCCCGCTTGGTTGGGCAAGAGTTGACGGAAAGCGTGTTCCGGTAGAGATCGACATCGAGTGGATGCGCTCGCTGACTGGATTCCTTGATCGTGTTGGCGGGACTTACGCCCCAACCAACAACGAACTAGACAACGGACTGCAATTTGACGTCCGAGAGTCTGAAGCGGCAGAGATCACAAAGCGGCTGAACGATCTGGAACGGTTGTTCCATGTGTCTGACGTGTCCGGATCTGTCGCACTGCTTACGGAGCAACTGAAGGCAGTCGGCGGCGCATCGATCACTGAGGTGGAGATCGATCTTGGCTCAACGCCTAAAAAGTCGTTCCACCTGACCGTCACTGATGCGGCTATCAGCCCGACGTCAAAGGTGATTGTTTCGGCATCAGGCAATGCGGCAACTGGTCGCGGCTTGGATGACTGGGAATGGGATTCGGCTGACTTCGCTGCAAAGCCTGCTGCGGGGTCCATGACGCTTTACGCACGCTTTACCGGCCATGTGTCGGGCAAACGCAAGATTAACTACATGGTGGCCTAATGGCATACATCGAAGACGCAACAGCCATCACAGGTGGCGCGGCGGTTGACATCAATCACAACCTGAAGGTGACCAACCCGACTAGTTCGAGTCAGGCTGGCTATGTTGCTTTGGCTGGGGTTGTCGATGCTGCTCGCGCTGTGACAATCCCGATCAGCGCATCAACTCAGGGCCTGTTGGGTACTGGCTTGGCTCAGATCGACTTTGAGCAAGGATTTGCGGCGTCTGCCATAAGCCAGTCAATCTGGCGTCAAGACCTGGCCACGATGACAGCCAGCATTTCTAACAATGCTGTGATCCTGAACGCTGGCAACTCTGTAGCCTCTGGCGCCGTGGCCCGCTTGTCTTCGTGGCGTCAGGCTGAAACGCCTCGCGGCGCTGATCGTGTTGTCGCGTGGCGTGCAATGCTGCCAACGCAAGTCACCGGCGCTGTGATTGAAATGGGGATGTTCACGGCAACGGGTGTCACAGCCCCGACTGCTGGCGCGTTTTTCCGCTATGCTTCTGACGGGTCATTGCGTGGTGTGATCATCTCCGTTTCCGGCGCTGAATCGACCACGGCGACGATCTCGACACCCACACTGAACGCCGCTCACGATTACATGATCTTGATTGGCGGGACGAGCGTCATTTTCCAGATCGACAACGTAGTGGTGGGTGTGATCACGTTGGGCGGCACATCGCCTAGCCCTGTCACATCAGAGTCAGGCCCATTCGCTGCCCGCCTGTATAACGCCTCGGCAACTGCGACGGCTCAACAGGTGCAACTGCACCGATGCGTTGGGGTGTACTACGGCGGAACCTACGGCTACTCTCGCCCAGAATTGGCGGCGCTGAATGGAGACGTTGGATCACAAGGCATCGTCGGCGGCTCGACTGGCTCCCTGGCGAACTATGCAAACTCTGCGGCTCCTGCTTCCGCTACTCTGAGCAATACGGCTGCCGGGTACACCACTTTGGGCGGTCAGTTTCAGTTTGCGGCTGTGGCAGGCGCGGAAACCGATTACGCCTTGTTTGCCTTCCAGGTGCCAGCGCAGACAGCAGCAAACCAAGGCCGCACGCTGTTGGTTCGCGGCGTGACCGTTGACACGTTCAACACGGTTGCAGCGGTTGCAGGAACAGCAACTGTCATGCAATGGTCGGTTGGTTATGACTCTTCGGCGGTATCGCTCGCAACGGCTGACGCTGCGGCGGCTAAAGCGCGTCGCGTGGTGCCGATTGGCGTGCAGTCGTTCGCTATTGGTGCTGCGGTTGGTGCTCAGGCTGTCGGGCTAAAAGCTGACTTCACTCAGCCTTTGCCAATCAACGCGGGCAACTACTTCCATGTGATTTTGAAGATGCCAATTGGCACGGCCACGGCTACTGAAATCTTCCGCGGCGTGGTCGGCATTGACGCAACTTGGGAGTAAGCATGGCGCTATCAATCAAACGTCTTGTTCCTGGCTCGATCCTGACCGGATCGGTTGCACCGTACTACACATGCCCATCGAGCAAGTACTCGATCTTGAAAAGTCTGACGGTCGCTAACTCAACGGCTAGCGCTGTGTCGGTGTCCTTGTATCTTGTCCCTGATGGCGCGACAGCATCAGCTGCCTACCTGATCCGCCCGCCTCGCTTGATCGATGTCAACGAGTCCTACACATGCCCAGAGGCAGTGAATCAAGTGCTTGAAGGCGGCGGGACTATCCAGGCGGTTGGATCTGGCTTGACTCTCATTGTTTCCGGCGCTGAAGGGGTGAATGCATGAACATCACAACAAGTCATTCCTTTGATGTGCTTTCTGGAATTGCGCAGCCTCATTGCGAAGCTGTTGAGCAGATTCAAAAGGCCATTAGTCAGTTGCCTCAATACGAGCCTGAGACGACTCACTATTTTCACGGTGGCATGTATTGCCGTGAGGTCAAGCGATGCAAGGACGCCTTGATCGTCGGAAAGGTGCATAAAAAAGAGCACTTCTATGTTGTCGCATCTGGAACGGTTGCCATCTCTCAAGAAGGTGAGCCAGCAAAGCAAGTGACAGGACCGGCAGTCATCAAGTCATTTCCTGGCACAAAGCGTGCCGTTTTGGCTCTGACTGATGCCGTTTGCATGACGTTTCATCGAGTCGATTCATGCACTGTTGAAGACGCCGAAGCGGAGCTTGTTGAGGATGACCCCTCATCCATGTTCACAGTTGGGAACAAGGTTGCAACTGGCGTGTTGAAGCACCAACCATTAAAGGTGATCGAATGAGTTTTATAGCGGCAGCGGCAATTACGGCTGGCAGCGCAATCATTGGCGGCGTTCTTCAATCAAACGCAGCCGGTAGAGCGGCATCTAAACAGGCATCGTCAACGGATCGCGCTACAGACGAGCAGGCCAGGCAGTACGATCAAACGCGAGAGGACTATGCACCCTATCGTGAGGCAGGCAAAAAGGCCCTTGGGCAGTACGAGACAGAAATCAATGCGCCGGTGACATCTGCGGATGTCATGTCAGACCCTGGCTATCAGTTTGGACTGAGCCAAGGTCAGCTTGGTCTTGATCGCAAGGCGGCGGCGGCTGGTGGCCGTGTTTCTGGCGCTGCATTGAAGTCTGCTGCTGAGTACGCCAACAACTACGCGACGACTGGATACAACGCTGCATATCAGCGCAGGCAGGACCGCTTAAACCGGCTTGCATCGCTGGCTAACATTGGCCAGACTGCGACGGGTGGAAGCGCTGCGGCTGGTGCTGCCAAGTCAA